GACCTTTGTGTGAGTACTCGGCTCATACCAGCCTAACCTTGCATGAAGGAGCTGACAAGGCTGTCTGACCAGAATGTCTTCCACATGCGCTTGCGCGCAAGGTCGGATCTGACATACTCGTCCGGACTAAAGGTGGTAGGCTCTAAGAGTCTATCATCTGGTTGCGCCTCACCGTAGTAATACGGGTTGGTGTCGCTTATCTGCGTTTGACACAGAGTGTAGCGATCAGCATGCCAGGCCTCTGCAATACCATCAGGTAAAGCTTTGACTTGGCCCCCATTCGTGGTATACGGTTCATATGATAGTCTGTTCAATTGACTACCGAACCAATGGCCACTAGGCAGACTGTTATCCTTTCGGATATCGGCGTCTTCTGCGTACATAGGGGAGAGATCCAGTTGCCTCAAGCCAGAGGTTTTCTGGTAGATCTCAAAAGCCCTGGCCCAATATTTGGACCAATTCCGCGCATTTACTCCAATGGCATGAAGCACATTGAGTACACTAGCGAATTCACCGGACTTACCATACTTGTAAGGTCTAAAGGCCGTCCAAGTTCCTTGTGATTTGGTTATCACAAAGCCAGCAAACTCTACCAGGTTACCCTGATAGCACTTATTCCAAGATACTGGAACCTGAAGCCGTTCTAAGGCATCCAGGTAGCTCCTATGGAGTCTAGCATCGAAGATGAGTACATCATCGCCTAACACTGCGAAGTTATGGCCGTTAGCCTGCAAGCCAAGCAGGTAACATAAACCAGATAACAAGGAAAAGTGAGTAAGGTGGAACAAAGGGAATGAACCAAAAAGGCCCATCGGCTGCCCTGCTCCGTAATTCCAGTACATGTTATCGAGGCCCAAGTAGGGACCACGGAGTTCATCAAGTGCCTGAGCGAACTCAGGGATACCAAGCTCCTCACACATGCACATTTGCATGGATAGAGGGAACCGATCAGTTGCCGATGATAAGTCGACTCCTGCACAGAAAGAACCATTGTTCAATTGGTTTAGTGCTAGATAGACACCACGGACCTGGTCAAACATACAGCTTGCGCCGTACTGTGCCGGGATTGGGATACCATTAAGCTCCCGTTTCTCAACGAGGGCCACACACTGTGATAAGTATGTGTGGTATGGTTTGCAGTAAAACTGCACCCATGCATTAGGACTTGTGACAACTCGTCCTTTTGCTCCGCCTTCCTGGATGATGTTTATCTTCCCAAAGGAAGCATCACCACAGTCCTCCTGTACTTGCTCAGCATATCTTCGAAGTTCGAAGTCGCCAAAGTAGTTTACAAGCGCTTTTGGGACCTTACCCCGTGTAAGCATACTCGAAAGCATACTCATGTAGGGATTAGACTTGAATAATGCAGCATTTACATGCTGCGCCGTGGGATACCGAGAGGTACCACTTAGGCGATTAAGGTTATCAAGCCTTAATGGTTGGTGTGGACGTACCTTTGCCCTAAAAGGGTTCAGTACGAGCATGCCACCTTCGTCAATGGCCTTGACTATCCTATCGGACATGCCTTGGCCTGTGTAAAGACGTCTGTACTCCCCCGTTGTCATGGGGGTCCAGTAGGTAGAACAACCTTCTGAACATATAGACTTCTTTGCTTTACTCACCTGAGCTCTAGAAGCTTTTGTGAGCTGGATGGCGGTATAACTCCTTAATGGAGTAGCCGCTAGGCGGATTTTGGAAGGACGTTGTGTATGTGCAAAGTTTTGCACCAACACCCCCTCTATACCCTTGGGAAGTCGATCGGAGCATGCAATTCGCTCCTCCAGACAAACCTTGGGGATTGCCTCAGACTGACCGCTTCTCAGCAACAGGGCACAATTCCATAGTGCCTTTAGCCGTTTCGCTGTCCATTCTGATCCTTTGGCCTTTCGCCAATGCCGTAGAGTACAGCAGTAGCGATCTGCCAAGCTCTTAGGTAAGCAGGCATGAACCATTTTCCTCACATTCCGGTCAAATGAGTTCGAACGTTGTTTTGGGCTCATGAGACATACCTCCCTTGAGTGAAAACTACTATCCGAGCCATGACCTTCATGGTTGGATGACGGTTC